GTTCCACTTGCTTCGTACTCGCTAGAATGTCCAGTACCATCTGCCGCCGTCCTGGTGTACCTAAAATCTCCATTTTGCGTCAAATCTTCATTCTTACCAAATGTCCAAGTGAGCTGAGGGCTATATTTGGCTCTATGAGCGTTTGATGTACTAGGATTGAACATAGTGACACTACCTCCATCATGCCACCCATCAGCATTATAGGGAGAGCCCGGGTAGTTATAGACCATTACAGATTGGTAGGCGGGGCTGGCTGTGTAATTTAGGTAGGAAAACAGAACACCCGACGCGAGCATCTTCGTGCCACAAATAGTGGGACCGTAGCCAGCGCCAGCTTCAGGATATTTTTCCGGTGGGCTGACAGTGCCTACGCGATACCAAACCCAATCATAAGTCTTGTCGAGAGTCACACTACTCCCAGCGGTTGATTGGTAAGTAAACTTAGGTTCTTCTGTCGGAATTCTTGAGGTGAACACAGCTCTAGTTTGTGGGTATGCAGAAACATCATGCCCCCCATACGCCGTCATACTCCCATGGTTCCTATACCTAGGAATCAAAGGGTGTCCATTCCTTTCCCCAGTTGCCAAATATCCGGCTGCACCAAAATTGCTGTTGTAGTTTATAACGCCCTTGGCATGAGCAAGAAAGTTATCTCCCGGGTCATTCTCCATCCTGAATACCCTTCCAGAAGCATCTTGACCATACTTCTGGTCTCTCATCTTGCGATGGAAATACTTTTTGTATTCATTATACGCATGTGAGACTCCTAGAGTTGATTTCCCTCTAATGGAATCTTCATCGTAGCTATGACCTCCAACAACTAAACCTCTCAAGAGACTTTCTCTCCCTCCAGTTAGTGTATCTCTTGTAATAGTTGGTGTACACCCAGATGCTTCCTCCCTAATCCCTCGACACGGAAAGGTTGAAGATACAGGAACACCTAGGAAAGTGGAGCTCACCTCTATTTTACCATCACGCCCAGGGATTGTAGAGGCAGCCAAATCATTAGATGCGTCATAAACTCCTGAATACACACTGTCCACAGCTACAAAAGACCCGGCTGAATAATTATATCCTAATGGCAAAAATTCATCAGTGTTAATAATACTCGAAAGTTGTTTACTATTTTTATGAAGAGCAGAGGCTGAAAATTGAACCCTTGGGATAGGCATGCTTCTACCATCTCTCCTATACGGAATCAACGGTAATTGATATTTAAAGTTTCGCCTCCTAGCAGATAGCCTTGGAATATCAGACCTCTTAACTGTTCGATAAGCTTCGTTATCTAAGAACTCTCTAAGGGATTTTTGTTCTGATGCTGTGAGCAATCTATCGAGCGCAATTACGTGATAGACATTGGCTGCGGGAATCCCGTGGGTGGGAGAAGCGTATGTAGCAGTGTACCTCGACCCAACTCTAAAAGTGTCCATCTCAAGAACCTCTTCCTTAATATCCATCATCAAGGTTACCCTACCACACGCGGAAGTACCTGTAGGGACATGAGTATTGTTCAGCGCACTCAAAATATTGCAAGGTCCTACTCCGGACGCTGATGGTTTGGTGGGTGGACTTGTAGCCGATGTGTGTGGGTAAGCATCATCCATCGGGGTCGGAGATTGTAGAATAGAGGAAAAACCACTGATGTTTTGCTCATCGTCAAGATACTTTGCAATCCAATATGCGCCATAAGTATGCGTATTATAGGATACAGCGTTCCTTGCATCTATCAGATATTGTACGTTTGCCCACGAATCGTCAGTCATAGACGAACCGTTCAAGCTCAGAACAATAGAGGATAATCCAGGTTTAGCTCCTGCGGTGCCTCCTAGATGCCCAACGTCAAAAAAGCTCTGACCGGATAACTGCAAAGCAGTATGTCCTTCATCTGCAGACGCGGCGGTCAAAAAGCACCTCGTGGCGGAAGCGCTATTGTTGTGATTAGGAGACTTATCAATAATGTAATAAACCTCTCCTGAAACGTCAGAGTCTGGAATACATTGCCCATAACCGTCAGCCTGCTTGCAGGTAGCGGGGTCTGTAAAATCATACCAGCAACCTCTCTCTCCGCTTCTAAACAATTCGGCTGGAGTCCACTTACCTCTACGATAATTTGTACCAGCAGAAAGTGCTCCAACGAGTTCTACGCCACTGGTTACAAAGTTAGATGTCGTTCCACTCGTATCAACATCTACAGGCTCCATTGGAGCAAAATAGCAAATACCTACGTCATATGGATGGTCAATATAGTCCAGGTGCTCCTCTTTGGTAACAAGTTTTACTTGTACGTGGAATGGGGAAAACTGCCTAAAGATATCTGCGATACCATCCATGACCGAATCCTTGTCATACAAAAGGTCATTATATGCATACCCTAAAGAGGACAAGTGGGTTTCTGAGATTACCGTAGAAGATTTCGAGTTCCAACTATCTGCCAGACTCATACCTAAATCATGCCCACTGGCAATAATTCCTGCCCAGTTCGGGGCAGTGCTCATAGAGGAAGTAAAGAATCTAAACTTGTTATTTGTACCACCTAAAAGAGTTGAATTTACAGAAGATGATTCCACATAATTGGCAAACTCGGTAACCCTAGCTGGGGGAATCTGATACCCAGAAGAATCTGAACGATTAACAAGAATTGAAGATAAAGACGATAAAGAGTGTGTATCAATCTTTGAAGTGCGGTAAAAACGCTCATCTTCCCAAGGTGGAATCTTTACAATTGCACCTCTGTGCATAAATCCTGGGAAATCGGGGTCGTTTTTGTCCCACGAGGATAAGGAAAAGGGCTTTCCATTAACATCAATAAAATCTCTCCCTCGAGAGAGAACATCCTTGTGAACTCGTTCAAGGATAGAATCCACATGAAATTTAATATTTTTAGCGTGGTCTGTTTCGGAATAATTTGTAACTCCTAAAGCAGTTCCAATAGTTGAATTGTAGCGCGCCTCCTGTAACTCCGGAGCTTCGGTAGCCAGCATATAGTACACCAAGCGAGGCAAGTAAGATTCCCAACACTCAACTAAATTATCAATAGGATTGAATGTATTTCCGGGAAAAATAAGACCCATAGCGTCTTGTAGCGCTTGCCTGGTCCCTTTTGATTTGTACAAAAAGACCGCTTTCCTTAATTGAGCTCTCCACCTTTCAACATCCGAAGTTAGGAACTTCCACCCAATTAAAGAACCAAGATACGACAGGAACTCAGGAGGACAATGCTCAATATCAATTAGTGCGTCTAAATCCTCAACTACAGAATTAACATCATAAAAACCGAAACTAATAGCTTGTAAATATTTAAAGAAGGGCCCAGCCGACTCAATCTTTTGTGGTGCGTTAGAACCTCCAAAGAACAAATCAAATGCATCCTTAAGTTCTGAGGACCCATCATCCTTGGTATTATACCACACACCAAGAAGAGTCTTTAACCCATCTAGCAGCTGAGTCCCTGATGCGTAAGTGAGAGATGAGAGACCTGATGAGCCTAGTCCTGCAGCAGAAGCGGCGGTATTAAAATCCCCCGGAATATAACTTGCCGGACGGTTATAGGATGGACCTATACCGGAGAAAATATACGGATAATCCCTATTCTTCCAAATATACTCAAAGAGTCCTTGAACTCCATCCTTGGGAGTTAAAGTCTTTCCAAGGTAAGACCCACTAACGAGCATATCTCTAACAATAGAGGACGGTGCGGTTACCGCATCTAGTGAACCAATAGTAGCAACATTAGTAGGTGGATGTCCACCAGCAGAGGTGTTGAGCATATACACCCACGGCATATTGGACATAAAATAATCATGAGCTCCCTTCCTAGTTGTAACAGAGGATACTTGCCCAGAAAATCCTTGTAGGAACGTATCTGAAATTTGGTTTAATTCAAAGTTCGGTAACAGTGTTCCAGAAACAAAATTCCGAAAAGAATCAATTGATTTAAAATCCTTAAACCTTTTATTTAAGGGTCTTAAAAGTTTGTACTCTACCTCGTAGGGTTTAATTTCAGTAGACGGACCTCTGTGTAACATCTTCAGCCGAAGAGAAGATGGAGCCTCCCCACTCACAGGGAGAATATTAGGAAGGTCATTCGCTACTTTAAGAATTTTTCCTAAAACTTCATAAAGTACTTGGTTTTCGGTACCGTAAATGGAAACATCACTATCAAGATACAACTCCGGAGTAACTGTTTTAAAAGTCTCAATGTAGTTGTGTTGAAATCTAGTTCTGGACGTTCCGACGTTACCTATACCTGACTTTGCCATTACACAAGCTCAACATTTATTTCTATATTATTCAATTGTAGAATTTCATTAAAATTTAATTTAATATCTTCGGTTAAATTATCCACTTTAGAAAATCTAATTTCCGGAATAGTGAATAGGGCTCTATTTAATTTCGCAAGCTCAAATCGTTCCCCAAACTCTCTATTATCCACATGAAAATATGAAAGCATTTTATCTCCAGCTTTCCGCTTAATATCTTCCTCCACCTTTGCAGCAGCCTTATCAATGTATATTGTTACAACTAAATCAAGAGTTCTAACTAAGCCATCAACAATAGTAATTTCATCCGTTAACATTTTAACAGAGTTTAGCTTTGATAATAGCTCCTGCTTATACACAATAGGCGCTCTCTCTAATTGCCTATCTGAAGCTTTACTAACAACAAAAATATCAATCATATTTGCACCGGCACCAGAATCTCTCAAGCTGGCAATTCCTTTTCCTGTTTGTCCTGCGGTAGAAACAAAAGAATTAACCCAAGCAGTATAGTCTTCCCCAGTAACTGCACGATACTGAGTTTTAAAAGAATACGGAGCGTAACGCTTCGCGTGCGATAATGTTTCTGCATTAGCACCTCCTGTAGCCATAGTTAGATTTTGAACAGCTACAGATATTACACCGTCATCGCTGTGAGTCGCTGGAAAACTTACGTTAATATAATTACTAGGAATATTTCCCCTCTCACCTCCTCCAGTCCGATACATGACTCGGTATCCTACATTAGCGGCTGGTGCTTTCCCTCTGGCACCATCCCCGAAAATTAAGGTTGCTGCAAAATTAGAATCATACACTTTTTGGAATACTGAATGAGTTCCTCCAGAAGCTAGGTAAAGATTTTCTATCTCGTGATAGATGGTACCATCATCAGCTGAAACAATCATGCTACCTTCAACAATTCCGCTATCATTTACAGCTATAGTTTTGGTTACATCCGTGTCAGAGAAAGTTCCGGTAGACTCCTTTATTTCCCCTTCTAAAAGGATAACATTATTAAACTGTAACTTAGCAGACCCCAATGTGTCAGTGTCTTCGAGAGTTATATCCCTAGCACCCAAATCAATTTTTCCAGTAGCAGTGTTGTACTCGTAAATTGTATAACTTAGAGGTGCACTGTCTTTATTACTTGGAACTGCAAATGTTCTATTTTCAAAATAAATAGTTAGTGTGTCGTCCGCCTCATCCAAAGCATTTGGAGATGTAATTAGAGCAGTAGCTCTACTACTAGTAGGACCCTTCATTGATACGCCAATTAACTGTAACAACTTCCTTAAATTGGTATTAGTCTTTACAGTTGGTAGAAACATTTCATTTGCAATCATATCGGCTTTCAGTGACAACGTAGCCGCAAGATATGAAAACATTTCAAGCATCATCATTCCCAAGTCAGATTCTGCAAAGTTATTGTAATCCAAAGGGTAAACTGCTTTAAGATAGTTTGTTAAAGCGAACCTATAATCATCAAAATCTGCAACTGAATAATCAATTAAATCAGCTTTTAAATTATCAGGAATAACTCCTAATTTTAAGAAATCACTAGCAACAGTGCCATCAAAAGCGCTAGTGTTATAAAGACCTTCAAGAGTTGCCATTATACTATAATCTCCAAAATACGTTCTCGTAGGGTATCACCCTTCAATGCTATCAAACAAGTTATTAAAACTCTGTTATAATCTACATTTCCAATTGATTCATCAACAGAGATTTTTAAGTTTTTCAAATAAACCCTAGGCTCATACCTAGCAATAACCGAATCAATTTCATGTTTTAGTGAGTTTTCCAAATCCTTATCAGCCTGTTGAAAACAAGCTTTACGAAGACTTGTACCGAAATCAGGTCTCATGACACGCTCTCCACGATTAGTTAAAAGTAATTGTTTGAGTCCTCCTAAAATAGTTTCCATTCCATCAGTCCGAGTAAAAAATCCACCTGCTCCAAGTACTACAGGGAACGCGACACCTTTCATCGAAGGTATTCTCGATGTTGTAATGTATTCTACTCTTTCGCTAAATGGCATTATACTGAGATATTTTTAAAGTATGCTTGTTGAGCGTCATAATTATCAGTGACCTCTTTAGTAGTTAGGGCTTTTCGGTATATCTTAAAACTTCCCACAAATCCGTCCAAACCACTTTGAGCGCGGGCAATGTTGCCGCCGATGGAAAGTGCATCAGAAGGAATAGCCGTATTAGAATACGCATGCTGCCCTATTAAGCCATTTCCGGTATAGGTACTTATATGATAAGTATCATTTGTATTGTACCCTAAAAATCCTGGGTCGTTTCCAGGAATTGCAACTCCCTGCTGGTTTACCATACATTGAGATATTGAGTCAGTAAAGCCTCCACCTATAATCCACGGTGTAAATTTTGTGCCTAACTCAGAATCTAAACCAACACGCGGTCCATACCTAAGTCCAGGATTATAACTTGCCTCATAAATTTGAGTCGAGGTTGTTGGTGGTAATTGTTTTGTTAGACTGGGAATGTTTAATGATTCCCCAGTAGGGACATCAAAAGAAGTATTTAAGGCAGTGGACGCCAAAGATTCCCCATCCAAATAGACCGTGACAGAATTAGATACATAATTAAAAACTACAGAATAGTGACAAAACTGACCACTACAATCCAACACATTCCGAGTGTTGGTAGTCGTCACAGTCGAAGATGGAATATAAAGACCTAGCTCGGTAACATTGGTTGGGTCCGGGGTATCAGAGTCTGAGGACTCTGCTATACACACTGAATGTCCGAATCTACCTGTGTTCTCATTGTTGGACACGGTTGGTGCAACGAAAAATTCTACACCACTCGGAGCTGTGCTCCCACCTCTATCCCGCCACCCCATAATCATTCCATGAACTTTTGAGAAATCAGTAGTTTTAGTTTGAGTTCCTGTAGATATAGTACGTTTTGCGTTAGTAAATGTTTGAGAGCCTCCCAATGTTCCTGCTGGTGAACTAATAACATCACCTCCACTGTTCTCATTTGCAAGAACAATCTTGTACCGATGGACATCAGTCATGGAACTTAAATCAGGAACGTGTACCCAAAAATCAAAAGAAAATCCTCCATCAAGATTTGTTTCCTTATTAAGTTGTGTATTAAGTGTTAGCGCATTTAATGCATTATTGTTATTTGGAATTCTAACATAAGACCCTCCAGAGGCAGGCTTATCTAAACCACTCGGATTGTAGGCAGCACCTTGTAACCTTGGTATAGAAACACCGGATGGGAAAACATAATCTATACTAGACCCTACTAACTGCCCTTCTAAGAAGCCGTAGTAATCTGGTGCGAGGTTATCCAAGTTGGCTGCGAAAGTTGGGTCGGCGCTAGCATCACATACATGAGGCTTGATGAAGTTATAGTTTACAATTAACCCCTCTCTAGTAATCGAGTCATTAAGTGTTTTAATAAAACTTCCAGTTCCAGAAGGACCTGTACCTCCAGAAGCGCTTTGTACAGAAAGGAAATCATTAGGTGCAATACTTTCAATTTCGAAATGATTCAGTACAGAGAAAGGTTGAGCCTGCGTAATATGAAACGTTGGGCGGATTGGAAGTATGCTATCCTGTAAATCTTCTGAAACAATAATTAAGTCTCTTTGAGTATCCAGCGACACATTTTGCCCAGAGCCCTTTAGAAACGAAAAATCATTAATAGGGATACGGTCTATAACTTCGTATGTTACGTTATCGAGTGTTCCTGTTTTTTGAACAACAATATTTTCTCCAAGTCCTGTGGAAAAAACGTCACTCCCAAAAGTAGCATTTCCGAACGCATCAGTTAGCTGAAACTGATGTGCCCCAAAAGCTCCAACCAATTCAAGTTGTTTTTTTCTTTTTCTTATCTTTTTATCGTAGGCAGCCGCGATTGCAGCAATGCTTCCAAAATAACTATTTGCCAGAGCAGTTTCATCGTTATCCCTAAGTTCCTCAATCTGACCAGATACTAACCCGATGTGACGACTTTTATCCCCCTCAAAAGTGGCAATCACGTCATCAACATCGAACAAAGCCTTAATAGTTTTATTTGTAACTTGGTAATCCGTACTGAAAATCGTATTAGTTAATTCCTCAAAATCCTCCGCACCGTAGTGCTGCCCTTTACCCCCAATATTTGGGGCATAATCAAGATTCCAAGTTGAAGAAGCTGCGGCAAATCCCGATACTTCTGGGATACCACCCTTTCTTGAGTCGTAGTATAATCCATCCTCAGAAAGAACAAATTGTCCTTTTGTAGATACCGGAGGTCCATACTCCAAATCGAATAAAGGAGCTTCCCCTCCTGTAACTGCTTGAGAGTCTAATGAAAATTGTGCTAGGAAGGCTTGATTTTCTTCAAAGGGAAGTATGATATTATTCTTTACAAACTCCTCGTACCTTGCTGCCATATCTTCCAGAAGAGGGTCAGAAACAATCCATGATGTGTCAAGTTCAGGCTCGGCATCAAGACCATTTGCTCTATTCTCTAAAACCGTTTTAATATTATCCTGAACTGCATTAAGTCCTTGAATCTCATTCAAAGTATCAGCTAGAGAAGTTTGGAGTAAACTTAGTTGGTCTTTAACACTCCCGCTCTCTAGCGAAGATTCTGTCATTGAAGTGAACTCACTAAGATTACTCACCAAAGATTGAGCATCCGCATTGGTAGCGAACCCCGAATCCTTAAAGGGGGAAAGTACGTTAGGGTCATCCAGAGCGGCTTGTATTAAATTGGAAACACTTTTTACGGGCTGAACGAGATTATTAATGCCTGCCTGGACTTTCTCCAAACTAGCAAATCCTTCTACAACAGCTTTACCCCCACTCTGTAAAGAGGCAGCACCTCGACCTATTAATTTTTGAAATCTTGCAGTTAACTCCCCTGCCTTGGACATCAGTTTAGATTTCTGTGATGCAAGAGAATTACTTAAAGCTGTTAGCGAAGTTGAAGGCAAACACCTTAATTGTGTAGTAGTTAAAGCGTCAACTCCCATTACCAAATCCCCTGTCTAGTATATTCTTGAACAGCAGAGGTATCCCATCTGCTTATTGTAGCTCCATCTGGATAATGCTCCCGAACTACAACTGTAGCCGCCATTTGAGCACTACTTCCTGGTTTCATTTCGATGAAGTCTTTTGCTTGTAAAAATAATGAAGAGTCTAGCACAGACAAAGCTGCCTTCCCAGGAATTAAAGCTTCATTAACTACAGTTGAAATTCCCTGAGAATAATCCCAGACACTGTGTTGTAAGGTAACACCATCACCGTAGTATATGCCTGAAGTAGAACTTGGGAGTCTGTTCTCCCAAGATGTCCATCTAACTGATACATTTCTATCAACACTTCCAGTATTACCACACTGAACCATCATCACCTCAACATACTCCACATTATCCGGCGCTGAGTATACTGTTGTAAACTCATTTGCGCTAGGAGTATAGCCTTTAGTGTGCATTACTGAAATTGTCATGTCTTATATACTTAGTCAATATTTGGGTCAAACTTTATAAGAGTCCCCATAAGAAGAAATGTAGCTCCCTGAGCAATATTTCTTGTTTCATAATAATCAGTAGGAGATGCCAGCGGCATAGAAGATGCTCTATCTAAATCAGCCCAAACTTGGGAATGAACATTCCCAGTAGCTAATTGCCAGTGGTCGTT